ATTAACCATAGATGTCAAGGGCTATGGGTGCTAAGTAACTTAGTACCCATAAATACTGTTTAGGAAGCAAAAAGAGAAAAAAGAAAGCTGGTTAATAAAAAGGGAGTTTTATTAACCAAGGAGGAGGTAGCTTGATGGAAATTTTAGGATGGATTATAGGGATCAATATATTGATTTCGGTACTTATGTATATAGGGAAGCCAATAGTTTTCATTGTGAATAAAATACCAAGAATTTTCCCGTGCAAAACAATAAGTTGCAATTTACTAATTGGGACTTTAGTAGAGAAAGAATTCTACAACAGTTATGCGCGAGACAGAATATTACGGCATGAATTTAGGCATTACAAAGATGCACGGACACTTACCCCTCTTGTATTTATAATTACATACATTGCTATAGACATATATTCTGCAGTAAAAACTCTCATTTTTCCTTCCAAAAAATATAAAGAAGCAAACGTTTTTGAGCAACGTGCATCGTTGGCAGCAAAAAAGCATGAAAAAATTATCAGTTATTTACTGGTTGACCTGACGGAATAAAGGAAGTGATAGAATGGCGAAGAAGTTGGTGCAGGATAGGTTTGACTCAGCTCTAAAAAAAGCTTTAGGAAAGAATGCCAATCTTGATTTATTAAATCGTAAAGATATATATGAATTAACCGTCTTATACAGTATAGGGAGCACAAAGAAATTTGAAGAACGCGCGAAGGAGATTTACAAAGAAAGATTAGAAGCATGGAAGAAGGAGCAAGAAGAAAAGAAAAAAGAAACCCTGAAATCTGTACCGCCACAATTTAATGATCCGAATTTTCTTTACTATAAAGAGCATGGCGCCAAAGAATTTTATGGCAAAAGACAACAAGATTACGAAAAAGAATACACTCTCCAAAGTCCCGCCGATCAGCTTTTGGTGTCGTCTGTCATAATGGCTGAACTCAGGCTTATGCAACTTTTTGAAAAGTGCGAAGTGTATGTTATAAACAACGAAGTTATCCCGCGCGAACTATTTAAAGAGTTGCAGGAAACCCAGAACAATCTTTCGTCTCATCTTGAAGATCTTTCTCTTTTGAAAAAAAGACGGCAGGAAGGCGATGAGCGGGTAAAGGAAGCTATAGCAGACTACATAAGGCTCTATGAAAAATACTATGCGATGCCGCAAAAAGAACTTCTATCTAAAATACGCAAAGAGAAGATAGGTGCAACTCTAACCGAAGAACAAATAGAAGAAATCTCTAAGTTGCGCGAAAAGATACGCCGAGATGAAGAACTTGGTGTGCCCATTCCGCCACATTACTACGAAGCCGTAAAAAAAAACATTCTAACTGAACCAGAGCTTCTTTTTATAGAACATCTTCGCGCTGATCCTGTATATGCTGCGCGCGTATTATATGGACTTACTCTTGACTGGTATCAAAAAATGATACTTAAAAGCTGGTGGAAGATGGAACCGTTTTACCTTTTTCTTGGTGGTCGTGGAACGGCAAAAACGTTTCTTGGTGCTGTTTTTTCTGCACTTGTTGCTGCGTTATTTGCGCGCGAAGTTATTGTGATGGTAGGTCCTTCTTTTAGACAGTCTTCAGGAATGTGGGATGGCGCCAGTGAAATCGTGCAGGGGCTTAAGGGCGAAGATGCCACTATAGGAATGAGCGCATTAGAATCTACGCCTACTCGCGAACCCGATCAGAAGGTAATCAAATTTAAGACAGGTTCAAAAATAATAGCTATCCCGCTTGGTCAAGGGGAGAAAATTAGAGGTAAGCGCGCCACGCGCTTGATGATAGAAGAACGACAAGATTTTCCAGACAAAATACTCAGTGCTGTCGTTAAACCGTTTGTTAGCGTTTCTCAAGACCCAATGCAGCGAGTTAGATTAAAGAAGTTGGGAATAGACATCCCTTCTGCTTTTTCGATTGTAGCAGTTGGTACAGCGGGGCACGAAGACACACCCTTTCACGACGAATTCCTTCGCTACATGGGTCGCGATGGCGACAAATACAACATTGATGTTATTACATATAAAGATCCATCGCCAGGGTTTATGAACGAAGAAATTATCCGTGATGTAGAAGAAAGTTCTGACACTTCTCTTATTCGCGCAGAATATCTCTGTCGTTTTGTGTCTTTGAAAGGCATTTTCTATCCGCCACAATTGATAGAAGAAGCAAGAAGTCCTTCGTGTTTTATCCGCTTTACTCCGAGTCCATTTATCTCTTATTTACTCCCTAATGGGAAACCAGGGAAACAATACTTCTTGGGGTTTGACCCTATCGAAGGCGGTCAAACCACAGGCGACAAAGCGTCGCTTGCAGTATTTGAATACGATCCTGAGGTTCCTTTTGTTGGGTTGGTATATCTTGCTGAATACTCTTTTGACTATCCGCAAGAAGAAGCAAATTTCTTAAGACAGGCTATTTTGGCTATCGAAGCTGGGGGCGGAACAGTTGAAGGACTGGCTTTAGAATTGCGCGGCGGTGGTGTAGCGGTAAAAGAAAGGCTAATGGATACTGCAGAAGTGATTCATCCTATATCTGGCGAAAAAGTAGTTATGCAACCAATTGTGCCGATAGATTCAGATTTAGATATGCAGGGCAGACGTTTGATACACGGAATATATGGGTCGCCTGAACTCAATATGCTTCATCATTCAAATTTCAAAGATGCCCTACGTAGCAAAAAGATTGTAATTCCACAAGAACCAACTACTGGCGAAACATCTATTGACAAACAATATCCGGAATCAATAGAAGATATTTATGCTACTTACATTACTTTGCGCAAGCAGGCTTCCACTTTGGTAGCCCGCCCTGGACGTGGCGGAACCATTATTCTTAAAACTCCTAATGAAAATATGCACGACGACCTTGTGTCTGCTTCTATAAGAGGCTATTCCTTGGTTTATGAAATGCTAAAGCAAAAGAAAAAGAAGAAGGTGAAAAAGCCACTTATCTTAGTTGGCTCTCCTTGGGAACAAAGGGGGCAAATTGAATGAATTATGTAGCAACCCTTGCTGACGAACGTGTAGTTGCTAATGAAACAAGAAAGAAAGTTGGCATTTCGTCTATTACTGGATCACCACTTGCATTAGTTGACGCCGATCGAATTCCTGATGAAATTCACGCAGTTATGCGCGAATGTATCGGCGCAACTTTTGGTGACGATATTGTTGGAACGGTCATAGATTTAATGGTTTCTCTTAGCGTTACTAACTATAATTTGTTGGGTGTTGAAGAAAAGAATGTAGATTTATTCAAGGAATATCTAGATAACATTTTAGATTTACCCACTTTGTTAGATGAAATTTTCTGGACTCTCTATGTCACCAATAATGTTTTTTTGCAGCGTCAAAAAGGTGTATTTACCTACAAAAAAAAGAGCATAGAAACAACCATAGGGTATGTAAATATTAATCCATTGATAGTAAAGATTGAAGGACAACCGTGGGATCCTAGAACACTTAAGTATATCATTGATCCTTCTGAAAACACAGAAACGATCGACGAGCAGGATTTAGAGCCAAAAACTTTAACAATCAAAGAAATATTGCATATAGCTGAAAAGCGTCAATTTGAAATATATGGCCAGCCATTTTTAAGGCGTGCATTACCCGCTTTGCGTCGCAAAAAGAAAATGAGTGATGTAGATATAGCAACTCTTAACGGTTTGATTAATCAGATTACTCTTATAACTATTCGCGACGCTGATCCTGAAGAGATAGAAGAAGTGGGCAAAGTTCTTCAGACTATTGGTCGTACTATGACATTAGTCTATGATGACCGCATGAAAATTGAATTTATTCATCCTGATATTGACATTCTTTCGCCACAGAGATATGAACCTATAAACAAAGCAATATTCTGGGCGCTTAATACTAATTCAGCTGTTGTTGAAGGCGCAAACAATTATGCCACTGCCGCTGTGGGGTTAAAACTGTTTGTTCGCCGCCTAAATAGGTACCGCCGTATTGTGGGGAATGCTATCACAAGAGAGCTTCGTAAGTTTGCCGAAGACGCAGGACTGAAAGATACTCCAATCTTTAGATTTAGGCCGTTTGACTTAGAATCTGAAGAGTTTATACAGAAGATACTTATCCCCTTGCGTCGTGAAGGCCTTATTAGTGCTCAAACGACTTTGGAAAACCTTTCTTTTATTGATTTTGCTGTGGAAAAAGAGAGACTTCTTAAAGAGAAAGAACTTCAAAATTCTTATGATCTATTCCTTCCGTTCCTAGCGCTAATTCAAAACGGAAGACCACCTGGCTCTACTTCCGATAATAACTATCCCGAAGACAGAAAGCCAGTAGAGAATACTAATCCAACCGTCTAGTTGTAGGAGGGATAAATATGGACTCAAAACACGCCGGTTTAGAGCGTCGGAAAATACTTATTAAACCCGGCGAATATACAGTTGAGCCATATGGCTCGGCTGATGTAACTGATAATCGTCCAATGAAGATATTTATAAAATATATTCTTTTGCACACATTGCCAACCGATTTATCTGATATTGAGAAAGTTGCGAAATATATAAATGCTAACAAAGATGCTTTCCTCGAAGAAGAAATTCTTCCTGTGTACAGAACTGTCGAAGGATCGCTTATTCGTTCAAGCCATGATCCAGCTAAAAACATAGGTTCTAATATTGTGGCCGAATACATTCCAGCCACGGCAGATAAGGGCGGCGAGTTGGTTATTACAGCGCTTATAGACAAAGAAGCCCTTGCTGCATTAGAGGAAGAAGGCGAATTTATTTACAAAGAAATTCGAGAGGGAAGAGCAACTTTCTCAATGGAAGTTTGGTTTAAGACTGTCAAGCCCATAGTTTTTGTCGACAATCAGGTAAAAGTGGTGACCATAGATGAGATTCCGGAGGGCGCTCTTACTTTAGGTTATGCCCTTTGCGACATTGTAGAAATCAGCGGAAGCGGTCTTGTTGCCAACCCTGCTGACAAGGAGGCGATTACTTTGGAAGTTAGGAATGCAGCCGAAAACGCTGAGCAGGCTTCTGAACAGACCGCTGTGGCGGAAGAAGAAGCCATAAAACAAAAAGTTGCTACTGAAGAAACACAAGAGCCAGAAAACGCTAATGAACAAGAAGCTGTTCCTGAGCAGGAAACTGCTAACGAACAGGAAACACAACTTGCTGAACCTACTACTGTAACCACGGATACTGCAAAAGTCACAGTTAAAGCACCTGTTGTAGAACCTGCGGTCTATACCTATTCCAGTTCTTCAAATAGTGAGCCGGTAACCTTACTCACTGCAGAAGACGTAAAGAAAATAATGTCTGAAGTCATAAGTGATTATTTTGCCGAGGCTGAAGAAGCTAAAAAAGAAGCACAGAACGAGATAGACAAATTGAAGACAGAAATAGAAGAGCTAAAGAATAAACTTGCGGAAAAAGAGAAAGAAATAGCAGAAGCAAAGAAAGAAAGCCGTCGGGCTGCAATAAAAGAAAAACTTATTGCTGCTTCTATTGAATTTGACGATGCGCTTCTTGATTCTCTTGTCGAAAAGTCTGACGACGACATTGAACTCATGATTAACCTTTCTAAAAGAAAGAAAGCGGAAGCGGAAACGGTAGTGAATAAAACTTTATCGCCACAGTCGCGTGACGTAAATCCGTTCACCGAGTACCGCAAAACCGCTAAAGAGGAGGTATAAAAATGCCATACGAAGTTTTCACAAATTCCTATGCTGAAAACATTGATGTTTATTGGGCACCTGGCGTCGTTTCAAGGCAGACGGGTCTTAAACCTAGCGTAGAATTGGCAAGCGGTACGCCTGTCAAGATTGACAGCGGTGCGCTTGTCGCAATTGGCGCTACTGATGTCCCTTACGGAATTCTCTTCCATACGACTGCCACCGATGAATATGGGGTCGTAATTAAACCTATTCCTGGTGTAGAAATTAGAATTTCTACGACCATTTGTGCCAACGTAGCTTTTGCTGTTGGTGATGTTTTGTATTGGAGTACGGTAAACAAGAATTACACCAATGCCGCTGTTGCTAGCGACACAGTCGAAATTGGCAAAGTGGTAGAAGTACAGAGCGATTATATTGTTGCTGAATTTAAGTACTAATAACCCATTTTAAGGGGGAATAACAATGCCATATACCGTTTTTGAAAACCCTTATGCTGAATATGTTGATGTTTACTGGGCTCCAAATCCTGTTTCTAAACAAACAGGTTTGAAGCCTAGTGTAAATATTGTTAGTGCCTTTCCTGTAAAGCTTTCTGGTAGTAATGTAGTACCTATTTCTAACGCTGATATTGATTATTCTGATCCCAATTTTAATCTTGATTACTACGGTGTTGTTTTCCACACCGTTTCTACTTCTGATTATGCCGTTGTAATAAAGAGAATTCCTGGGGTAGAAGTTGCTATTAAAAACGCCGTTTTAGCAAATGTTGTTTTTTCTGCTGGTGATTCTTTATATTGGTCAACTTTGAATTCCAAATATACAAATGCAGTCAACAAAGTTACCGGCGAAACACCCACAGGAGTAACTGATGGCGTAAACAAGACGTTTACTACACTTAATCAACCAATTGTCGCTGGTACTCTTTCAATTTTGGTTGACGGTACGACTTCTATAACCGACAACGGGGATGGGACATTAAGCGATGGCGGAACGGTTAACTACGCTACTGGCGAATACACCCTCGCTGTTGCGCCGGCCACCAGCGTTGTTAATGATTACGAAATTCCCGATACTGTCTTAATCGGCAAGGTTGTAGAAGTATCAAACGACTACATCGTAGCTGAATTTAAATACTAATTTATATCTGAAAACCGAATAAGCTAAAGGAGGTTCGCATAATGCCAAGTTTAGAAGAACTTAAAACCCTTTATAGAAAAACCGCCGAGGGTGATAGAGAAGCAATAATTTTGAATTGCCAGGACATGGCTAGTGCCATTGACGAAGATACCGAAAGGCTTACGAAGAAGGAAGCCGCAACTGTCACCGACAAGGTTTCTATAAATTCAATTAACATTGGTTATGCCAGAAGGCTCTTTGAGTTCCAGACAATAACTGACCCCAGTGTATTGCCTGGTTTCTACAACGATTCTGAACAAGAAAAAGTACCTATCATCTACATGACTCAGTTTGGTGCCGCTCCTCAGAAGACTCTTGCTCAGCCAGGTTACACCGTATTCCCCGAATACATTCTTGCTGGAAATGCTTATGTTCCTGAATCCTTTGTCCTTCAGGGGGCTCTTGATCAGAGAAGAAGAGCAAGAACCACGCTGCTCAACAACTTGCTCTATAAAGAAGATAAAGACTGGTTGTCGCTTCTTGAGTCGGCCATTAGTGCTGAATACGGCAACAGCACTTCATGGGCAGCAATCACAATTGACAACCTTAGAAATGTTGTTAGCTATTTTGTTGATAAAGGACTTATTGACGAAACAAAGATAGTAATGCTTGCTGAACACTCAACGATTGAAGCCTTGAAAATGGATGCACTTAAGAATTACAACGGGAAAGAACTTAGCTACTTCTGGTCTGGAAAGATAGAGAAAGTTTCCACTTCTGCACGTGATGGTGATTTGGTTACGACCTTCCCCACTAACACCATTTACTTCATTTATGCTGATGGGGCTCATGGAAAAGTATGGCAGAGAGGCCAGACCGACGTTCTTCAACTCGAAGACAGAAGGAAAGAATACTTGATCGGATACCGCGGTGCAAGAAGAGTTGCAATGGGTATCTTTGATCCTCTTAGATTCTACAAAGTTACCCTCTGATAGGGTAGGGGGTTAATCCCCCTTTCCCTTTTTTAATGAAGGAGGCGTGATTGTGTTGAAGAAGAAAATTGACGCAATGATAGGGATAATAAAAGAAGCCTGCAAGGCGCGTGATATACCCGAATCTTTTGTAGACACTCATCTTGATTTGATAGCGCTTGATCTCCCGCGCTTAGAAGAAAAATGCAATAGAGTTCCGATAGAACAATGTTTCTGGGAAACTTCTAAAGTACTTAAACTTAAAGACCTTTGCTTTTTCCTTTTCCGAAATGACGGAAAGTATGTCTATTCGTTGGTAAAGAAAGCTTTTTTAAAAAGGGAGGATGAAGAGTGATGATTTTAAAGAATGTAAAGAAGGAATATAGGAAAGTAGGATGGATTCTTTTCCCGCCCGACAAAGAAGTTTATGTTTCTGAATATTGGTATAAGCGATACAAAAAAAGAATAGACAAAGCTTTGGCTGATGGAATATTTGAGCGCTGCGATAAAGAAATTACAGTTGAAGACGAGGTTGTACAGAAAGCCGTCATGGTTACTTCGGAAGTTGTTGAAGTAAAAGAAGTTGCGCCCAAAGAAGCAGATGAGGAAAGACTCGAGGAAGTAAAGGATGAAAAACCTAAAGAAGAAACGAAGAAGGAAGATAAAAAGGATAAAAAACAGTCTCCTAAACGACCTGGGCGGCCAAAGAGTAACAAAAATAAGAAACAGAACAAAAAGAAATGATTAGACGGGGGGAAGCCCCATGATCATAGATTCTAACATACAGGATATTATAGAGATTGTTCGTCGGAAAGCGATGAAATACATCTCTGATGAACCTGATGAAACAATAGCTTCTCGTATAGAAGAAGCTGTAATAGAAATACCCGAGAAAATAGCAACGATTTCAAATGACTCACTTGTCATAAATTCAGCCCAGACTAGCCTTGCTAAGCTGTACATAGCACTTACGGTAGTATTAAATATTGTGCGTGAAGTTGCTTCGCAGATTCCAGGCGCGCAACGTGTCTCTATTGGTACACTTGCAGTTGCACAGAACCCCAAAAATACCGTAGACAAAGAAATAGAAAAGCATACACAAAAGCTTAAAGAATTAAAAAAACGGCTATTGGGTTTCGGTATAGTTGTTAAATATTAGGCGGTGATGCCATGAATATAGACGCGATCAACCTCAGTACACTTTTGGAAGACGCTTTTTCTTCTGTTTATTCTGTGTTTTCTTCCCTTTATTCAGTTACCATCTCCGTTAAAAAGCCGCCGGTAACTAATACCAACTATGCTTTTGGAGCAACGCCTACCGAAACAGTTGTCACTGATACAGCCGTAAAGGTTCCTGAAGGCGCTTTTGAACCTGAAATATTAGCACCTTTAAGGGTTATGCAAGGCGACTCTGTAATAATGATAAAATCCGACTCTTCTTTAATGAATGTAGATTGGTCTTCGATTAAAGAATTTGAAATATTAGATGAATGGGCAGGCGGCGCAAAACATAGCGCCAAGTATGAAGTAGCGAGCATTATTCCCGTGGGTAATAGTAGCCAACCAATAGGCCTCTTAATTCATGCGAGGCGGTTGGCATGAAGCTTAAAGTTAAAGTAGAAGCCCACGGCAAAGAAAATTTTCTAAAATTTCTTGAAAACGTCCGCTCTGAATTCAAAGATTCAGCAAAAGAAGCTACAGATACATTGAAGCGGGCTTTTAAAAACCCTGAATTAGTTTTAGACGAAACACCAAAAATCAAACCGTATTTTCAATATGTATTCAATCAATATCTTGAGGCTATCAATGAAGAATCGGTAGTTTTTAGCGCCAGCGGATTACAGTTTGGCTTAGCTTGGGGAAATGTTGCCACATTAGATTCAAAAACTTCAGACACAGGCCCTAAGAATGTTGTGTACACTGATATGGCTGGCGAAATTCGTTCTATAGAATATTCGCTTCAGAGGCCAGTGCCATATTGGCGCGCCTTAGAATTCGGTCAGTATGTCGAAGCTTTCGGATTAATGTCGCTTGACATTCCAACACAAGCAACTTTCGTCTGGCACAAAACAATAGGCGATATTATTTCGGGCCCAGCTGCTGGAAAACCATTAACATTTTTCTCATTTTCTCCTTTTATGGGCGGAAAACCTTCGGTTGTTCCTGCATATCCTTTATTAAGAAGTTCGTGGGCGATGGCGGCAAAAAGAATGAAAGAAAAGTTTGCGGCAATTCTAAGGACTAAGGCTGCGGAAAAGCGATAGGAGGGTTTTAAATGAATACAACCTCCATACTTAAAAGCGTTTATTATGATTTACAATATCAAGTTATGAATGCCGGATTATACGAGATTAAAGAAGAGGAAGCCAACTATCTTGGTGATAATTTTTGGCAAACCCCTACACCATTTCACTCGATTTATATAGATGTCAACGGCAATTCCTTTATCCCCACGGTTTTGGTGAATGGCGTTGAAACTTCTTATGTGCGTTATGCCCCATTGAGTGGAATATTCGACCTCACGGGCATAGCACAGCCTACCGACAAGGTAACTATTTCATTCTATAAACCTAAGTATGCAGTGCTAGAGTACCACTTTTCTTACACATTATCCGCAGAAGCTCTTAAAGCGGTTATGCCTTTTTTTGCTGTTTCTGTTCCGTCATCAAAAATATCTGGCGGCGAACTTGGTGGCGGACTGATTCAAAGCAATCCCTTTATCCAACTAGACATTATAGCTTCTAATAATTTAGAGAAAAGCGAAATGGCTGATTGGATAATCGATCTATACCGAAACAAAATCCCTATTATGGATCTTACTACAGAACCTGTTCTGTGGGACAAATCTACAGGACTTGCTTTTATTAATGATTCTTTCGTTTATTCTGCTACCGACGCTCTTGTCCCCCGAGCTCTTTCTTATAGGGACACGAGCCTTCCGGGTATGGACATTAATGCCCACAAAGCAATAATTCAAATAAATGCTCTTTGAGGAGGGAAGTTAAATGCCGTATGAACCGCTTCAACAGAAGCAGATACGTCCTTTTGCAAATGGACATAATATATATAGAGCTGAACAGGCAAGGGCGACTGCCCGGGTAATTTCCACACGTTCGGAAGAACTTGGTGCTTACACTCCCGGAAATTCCTTTGTCGAGGAAATACAATCCGATGTATCGCTCAGGGTAAGAGAACAGGGAATCCTTTATCCCTACCTTGCCTTGATCAAAGACATCAACTACGATCTTGAGGAAGCTGGCCTTCCCACAACTATTTCAAGCGCCGATTTCGCTGAAAAAAGAACAACTTTTGTTTTCCCGCGTATTGCAAGAGCTGAAATTGGCGATATAACACCTGTAATTTTCAAGAACTACTTTGTTAATAAAGCTTCTCTTAATAGTATAGGTTGGTCTTGGGCTGTCGACGGCTCAAGTACTATCAATTTCTCTTTCCAGGGTTCATCCTACATTGTTCACAAAGGAACTAAGGCTGCGCCTTTGCTTGAACATAGCGTAGGCGTTAGTAGTGGAGTAGCAACTCTTGCTTTTGCACCCACCAAAATATTGAAGGTTGTAGCAGAAGCTCCTTCTTCCATTGCTGACGAAGATATAACCGACGTTTGTTCCATTGCTTCAGGCGCCAATATTAACGTTGGCACATACAACGGTGTAGCTCCTACATCCATAAGTGTTCTTTATACATTTGATCAGCAAGATGGCGATCCTGCGCTCTTCTACGGAAGAGTTGTTTCTGAAACCGTTACAGGTGACGGGGTGTCAAATACTGTCACTGTATCTCACAATGGTATAAACCTTATAAGTATAAGAGATGCAAATGGTGCTCTTTTTGGTACTTCAAATTCAATTAGTGGCACTACAGTTACTTCTGATGCGGTTTTTGCTGCTGCAGATTATGTAGTTACCTATATAACCGATGAAGAAATGCCTGGTATGCTTACCCAGACTCTTAAGAGTCAGGCAAGAATATTCCTTGCGCCTAGCTATGCGTCAAAGGGAGATAGGCTTATAGGTGTTTCTTCAGCTAATGCCAACGCTAACTTTAACACCGATAACAGGCAAGAACTTGGTAGTAAAGATCCATACCTTGCTATCACTCAGTTGCCTGCTGACGTCACTTGTGATCTTACGCTTGACGAAACCGAAAATGTCGAAGCTATCTATGACGCTATTATGGGAAATAGCCCTTCAGACGAATACGATTTCCTGCAAGTTGATGACACCAGAAATCTCTATGTAGAAATTTTGGACAACAATGGCAACGTTCAGCTTGTTTACAAATTCCCCCAACTCATGCTCAATACCACAGATTCTGGTGCTGAACTTAAGACCACAGCCACTAGAACTCTTAATTTTACTGCTTCTGACTTTTACATAACCTCCTCTCCTGCTGCTGACTTTTGATTGATTCTAAACTAAAAGGAGGGGAATAATATGAGTACAACTGTAATACAACAACAGCAATTCAGACCTTTTGTTAACGGGCATAATATGTATAGGTCTGAGCAGGTGCGTGCATCACCTCGTATAATTTCAACAAGACCCGAAGAACTTGGTTCATATACAGCAAGCAATACCATTCCTGAAGAAATGCAAACAGATGTAACTCTTAGGGTGCGCGAGATGGGGTCTTTGTACCCCTATCTCGCTTTACTCAAAGACCTTTCTTATGATTTATCAGAAAACGATTTACCTACGATCATTTCAAGCGAAGACTTTGCGGAAAAAACTTCGCATTTTGTGTTTTCTACAATCGCGCGCAACCAAATAAAGGATATTACTCCACAAATCCTCCAATCTTATGAAGTTAAAGACGGTGCATTATCATCTATTGGCTGGTCGTGGAATGTTGATGGTTCTAGTACAATTACTTTCTCTTTTCAGGGTTTGCAATATACAGTCCTCAAAGGTTCTAAAGCGGCTACAATAGTAGAAAGAAAAGTTAAAGTAAGTAGTGGTGTGGCAGAATTAGCGCAAACACCCACCAAGATTCTCCAGGCAGTAGCTGAACAACCAGCTGATATTGCCGGCAAAGACATAACAGATGTTACTTCTATTAGTGTAGGCAACTCAATTAATATAGGGAGTTACGAAGGTGTAGCTCCTACAATGGTAAGTGTTGTTTATACTTACGATCAACCTCTTGATGGACCTGCGCTCTTTTACGGTCAACTCCTAACCGAACAGGTAAGTTGTACTATTGACGGATATTTAACAATATCTCACCCAGCACTTAATCTTGTTAGCGTTCGCGCTGGTGACGGGACTCTTATAAGTGGTGCAACCTTAATAAACGACACTACTATCAAGGGGCCCGAAGTTAATGTTTCTGGCGAGACTCCGAGCGGTGTTATAGATGGTGTAAATACAACCCTTACATTGTCTGAGACTCCCATAGTCGCCGGATCAGTTTCAATTCTTGTCGATGGCACTACCAGCGTTACTGACAATGGTGACGGGACTCTATCGGATGGCGGAACAATAGACTACGACACCGGAAGTTTTACTCTTGTCTCTGCTCCCACTACAAGTGTTTCTGCCGACTATACTTATATTGGTGGTATAGAGTTAGGACAGGGTTATTACGTAAACTATATTACCGACGTAGAACCAAATGGTTTGCTACAACAGGTACTTAAAGACCAGGTTAAAATCTATTTAGCTGACAGCTATGCTTCTAAAGGAAGCAGGATTATTGGAATATCTTCGGCAAATGCTAATGTGAACTTTAATGTAGATAGTCGTCAGGAACTAGGTTCTAAGGGAGCATACCTGCTTGTCACCCAGTTGCCGGCGGATGTAACGTGTGACATTACCTTAGATGAAACAGAGAACATCGAAGATATTTACAACGCCATACTTACTGATACAGCAATAGACGAATATGATTTTCTTGAATCGGCTGATACCCGGAATCTTTATGTAGAGATTTTAGATAGAGATGGAAATACAAAGCTGATTTACAAGTTTACTAGATTAATGATAAACAATACCGATTCCGGCGCAGAACTCAAAACTACTTCTACTAGGACTCTCAATTTCGTTGCTAGCGACTTCTATATTACCAACTCTCCACCTTCTGATTTCTAAACTTTAGCATTTCTATATCCGGGGACGCTTTTTAAGAGCCGTCCCCGATTTTCATGTTATTACAAAAAGGAGGATAAAAGAATGAGTGAAAAGAAAGAGGTTTTTAATGACAACATCGATGTTGAGCAAGCAAAGGCTGTAATTTACCCCGAAGACACCGAAGGACTTACTGGCGCAGAAGTACAAGAAGCCTTAGACACGATAAACGAAGGTTATAGGATATACGACATAAAAGGACACAAAATAAGAGTTTACTACCCTTCTGCTGAAGTTAAATCTGAAGCAGATTACATTCATGCCAAGGCATACCTTAACTGTCTTGACGAAGGATTACCTACTGTATCACAACTTATGGACATGCTTGAAGAAAAGGGTATTTGGACTAAAGAGAACGAAAAAGCGCTTGAAAAAGCACAGATGAAGGCTACAGAAGCGGCACAAAAATACGTTACCCTAAGCAAGGACTTTATAAAAACTAACGATCCCAAAGAACGCGAATCTCTTGCTAAAAAGATTAAAAAAATCGAAGAAGAATATAACGAAGCCATGCAGGAACTTCAAGCTCTTGTAGGCGAAAAAGAGCGCTATCTCTCTACTACTGCTGATGCCCTTGCGGAACAACAAAGGCGTATTTATTACATCTATAAACTTGTCAGGCGTGAAGATGGCTCTGAGATATGGAAAGACATAGAAGACGTTGGCAAGGCGCCTGATGTTATTCTCGACCTCATGTGGAGCTCAATAATGGATTTCTATAGAAAGTACAGTGATAGTTTTTTAGAAAAATTGCTCGTTCCTCCCACTGGCGAAGAAAATGGCGAATAGCTAAAGTCTTCCGGCGCGAGAACGAGCTTTTCGACTTTTCAAAAAACAATCCTCTCCTTCTTCTGTTTATAGACTATGCACTTCTCTACGACGACATCTATTCCGAACCTATTAACCGCCCACCCGACGCTCTTATGGCCGATGATGCCACAGTAAATAAGTGGCTCGAAAAACGGCATAAAGACTTAGAAAACCAACGAATCGAATACTTTAACAAATATATGTATGACATGGAAACAAATACAGATGAAATGGGCTTTATTGCTATTGGGGGCGGTGATTAAAAGGGGGCCTGCAAATGCCAGACAACGCTTACCAAACCGATTATCTATTAAGGCTAGAGGTTGATCCCTCAGAAGCCCTCAAAATGATTGAAACCATTGAGCAGCGCTTTAAATCTCTAGATTTATCAAATGTTAATAATAGTTTAACTGCGCTTCAGCGCAAAGTTTCCGCCGTTGAGAAGCAAACACAAGCTTTTAATAAAGAGCTTTCGGCGACGGTACGCCGGGTAAAGCAACTTAAAATGCCTAGAGTTGATACTAAGCCAATAAAAGAAGCAACTGAATCAATGAAAAAACACAAAGAAGTTCTTGCAGAGCTCGATGATCAGTCGAAAGCTAGCGCTGAAGCAATAACAAGGCCATCAAGGGTTTTTGAACAAATTGCAAAAACTATAAAAGCACAAGCTCCTGCCATAAAGAAAGAAGCGCAAGAAATATCTAAAGCGTGGAAGGAAATATTTGGCGGCGAGGCCGCCGCCATGCCTTTAGATTTACAAAAATGGTCAAGGTCTATCGAAGTCCCGCTTGAAAACGGTAAAAAAGCTATTTATGGAATTTCTTATGCTTATGATGAAGGCAGAAAATCTATCTATGCTTATGTTAACGCATTAAATGATGTAGCCAAGGGAATTCAAGGCATTCCCACTAAATTAGAAGTAGCAAAATCCACTTTAAAGTCTTTTAACGAGACTCTTCGATATGATTCAGGAGCTGTTTTTACAAAAGTATCTGACTCTATCAAAAAAGCATTGCCCGAAATAGAAAAACAAGCTCAACAGATAGCTGAAATATGGAAAACAACTATGGGGGCTGGCGCCGACCAGACTCCTATGGATCTCCAAAAATGGACAAGAGATATTTCTGTTGCATTAGATGAACAACATACCGCCATTTTTAGAGTAAGTTATGCGTATGACAATGCCACTCAAAGCATTAAAGCTTATGTAACAGCACAGAATGATGTTGCTAAGTCTCTAGATGGCATCCCGCAACGATTAGAGTTAACAAGAAAAGCAGTGGACGACACAGCTACAACGCTTAATTATGATGCACAACAATTATTTGGACAAATTTCTTCAGCAATTCAAAAAGACATTCCTCAAATAGAATCGCAAGCTCAACAAATAGCTAAAGCATGGAAAGCTGCTTTCGGCCCTGACGTCAAGAAAATCCCAATGGACTTACAAAAATGGACAAAGGATATTTCTATTGCTCTTGATGATCAGCACAAAGCAGTTTTTAGAGTAACCTATACCTATGACGAAGCTACCAAAAGTGTAAAGGCTTATGCTACAGCACAAAATGATATAGCTAAATCTTTAGATGGTATTCCACAAAAATTTCAAATTGCTAACGAAAAAAGTGGCAATTTTGTTTCTACTCTTAAGAACGTTCAAAGCACCTTTGTTGCACTAAAAAAGGTTGCTACATGGGGTATTGCTACAACTGCGATCTACGGTTCGGCAAGGGTGTTTAAGTCTTATTTAAGTATTATGACAGAACTTCAAACAAAGTTGGTTGACATACAGAAAGTTTTGTCAGAGACGGAAGACATAGAACATTATTGGGGGCTCGGCATCGCTTTAGCAACAAAATACAAAGTCGCTGCGGGCGAAGCTCTCGATATAATGCTCAACTTTGCTAGACAGGGTTTTCGTGGCGAAGAACTTGCGCAAGCCACAGAAGCCACATTATTGGCTATGCAAGCTACTACCCTTTCCGTAGAAGAATCCAGCCGAACCCTCATAGCTTTAACAAGACAATTTAAGTTAAGTGCAGAAGATTATGCAAAAACAATAGACAAAATAGCTAAAGTAAGTTCTACGTTTGCTATTACTTCTAACGAACTTGCGGATGCCATTACTAAAATAGGTACGGTTGCACAGGCCACCAATGCCGATCTTGACGATTTTATTGGGCTTGTTACGGCTGCTGTAGAAGCGACACGTAAGAGTGGTAGAGAAATAGGTACTGCGTGGCGTACTGTTATCGGCCGTATGTATGGTCGTGAAACGGCGCAAACTGCGCTCTCTTCTTTAATTGGCGTCTCTAAAGAAGAATATCTTTCTATGGGTGTAATGGATATTCTTAGTGCTATAGCTGATAAATGGGATCAGTTGTCAGAGTCCGAGCAAAGAGCAATTGCTGTTGCGGCTGGTGGGACAAGGCGTTATACTGATTTTCTTGCTGTAATGCAAAATTTTGATAGAGTTACAGAAGCTGCCGCTTCCAGCATGACGGCTCTCGGCGAAGCACAAAGAATGGCTGAACTTAGATTAAACACCTATGCTGCCGCTCTTCAGGGTTTTAAAACAAGACTTACTGCAGCCTTTGAAGGCGTGGGTTCTGCCTTACTTCGCTCTTTAACAGAAGCACTTGAACCAGGAAGACTTGCTATTCTTATTGGTGTGCCGTTGGCAGCTGGTCTTACTCAAAAATTAATTCCTATTATTTCTAAAGCAGTAGCCGAAGGAACTTCTACACTTTCTGCCATTGGTAGTTTTTTGGGCAAGGGACTATTAAGCCCTTGGGCAATTGGCGCAGGTGCCGCTGGCATTATAATGCTCATTTATAACCAAATTCAGAAAATCAAACAACTTAACGAACATTATGAACGACTTTCTCGAGAAGTAAAGAAAGTAACCAACACTTATTACACATATAAACAGCGGTTAGACGCAGCAACCGAAGGTACAGAAAAAGCGACATGGGAAACAAAAAAGCTTGCAGCTGCAGTAAAAGACGCAGAAGAGAAGCTTACAGAGATGTTCCCGTGGCTTATGAAAATTTCTTCCTTTGAAGGAACAATTTCCTTTGAAATAGATGAAAACTCTATAAAAGTTATAGAAGACTTCTTTGGTTCTGTCGAAAACCAAATTGTTGAGCTTGGCAACAAAATAGGCGAAAAACTCTCTGAAGTTATAGAAAAAACTATTCCTGAAAGCTTGCCAGAGGCTGCTTGGTGGAAATTTAGACCTGACTTTAGTAAATTGATTGTGCCACAGGAGCAGATAGGTAAAAAGACTTTACCCAAGAACTTTGCTGGTTGGGCAAATTATGTAAAAGGGCGTACGCCGGCTGAAATATCAGATTTCTTTGCTGGCATGACTAAAGGATTAGATGAAAGCCTCAAGATGTGGCAGGGTGTACTGAAAGAATATCAAAAAATCTCTAAATTAGCAGCTATTATTCGGCAAAAATCAACAAAAACAAAGGAAGAAGAAGAATTTCTGTCTTTGTATGACAAAGCAAAGATTGACGAGCGAATCACTAAAATAACGGGTTTTGTTGAATCATATCGCAAGTTTGAAGAAACTCTTTTCTCGCTTGCTACCGATATAACAAACATCAATTTAGAACCTATTTCTAGCAAAGAAAAAACAAAGAAATTGGAAGCAGCTTTCGCTGATGCAAGTTTTAAATTATCAACCAAATATAATACAATGAAATCTCTTGCCGAAAATTTCTCGAAACTTGAAGATATGACTGCGCCCTACTTTGATAAACTTGTTGAACTTAAAGATTCTTTATCAATAAGCAATCTTCCTTCTATGGATTTCGAAGGAGAGCTAGAAACAATTAATAGCCTTACTGACTTTTTAGATAATTTAATTCAAACGGCTAAAGCTACAAATATTACTACCGAAAAGTTTTCTGAGATTCTTGCAGCCACCGAAAAAGCTACTCTTAAACGGTTTGCAGGCGAAAAATATACCCTCAAAAACATAAAAGCAACTATTGAACTTTATGTAGATAAACTTTCTTCTCAAGGTGCGGACGTTCTTTATGATCAACTAAAAGAAATTTACGGTGACACTTCTTGGGTGCTCTTAGAGAAAACAATAAAATTGCTCTCCACTTTAGGCGATGAAGTTCTGCCTCCCGATCTCAAAAATGCCATCAAAGCAAAAGTAGAAACAATGGCAGGGATTGAAGGCGCGGCAGTTGAGTATATCAAAGAACAAATACAATCATTAATTAAAGAAGGATTATCTTTTGATGAGGCTTTTAATAAAATTTTCTCCGCCACAGAATTCAAATCTTTGTTTGAGAAAGGTTTTAGAGGTAAAACTCCTGAGTTAATAAAACAAGAGTTAAAATCTTCGCTTCAGACAACTGTAAAAGGTAAAATTGACTACATAAAATCATTTAGTACTGTACTTAATGACATTGGTATACTTGCCGCTAATGAAGTAGAAGCATTACTTAACCTTACTCAAACCCAGAAGGGCTCGAAAGAATGGCAAAACGAAGTATTACAGCTAGAAAACAAAATAAACGAACGCAAAAGACAGCTAGAGTACTTTAAAACTTATGTGGGTGTTAAAACCAGTGCATTACAACAGACTCTTGACGATTCTCTTGAAACTTCTGTCGATTCTTTGGATTCAATCAACAACACCTTAGGCGTAATTAATGACTATGTAAATGTTACCAACAAAACCATAGATGAAATTGTTAAGAATGCGCCGGCAAAAGAACAATCGCTTTATCGCGCTCTCTTAGTTAAAGAATTTGGAATAGATGAAAGAGGAACTTACACAAGTAAGATTAAGCAGTTACAAGCAAAGCGCGAGGAATTGCTAAAACAACAATACGACAACTTTAATGAAGCACTAAGCAGCTTAACGCTACCTCAAGACATCATTGCTGGCATAAATGAAAATCTCCTTTCTTTGCGCTCTCGTACTATAAATCAAACTCAAGCTATCAAATTTTCCAACGAACTTCCTGCCGAAGTCGCAAACATAGTAAATGTACTTAAGAGAGTTGCAGGTTCATTAAGTGTCCCTGAAATCGGGCGCGCAATACAGGAAGCTCAACAGATTGCAGTCGATCCCGAAGCATTAGCTAAATTAACAGAAGAAGACTTAAAAAGGTTTAAAGAACTAATAGATATAACTAACAACTGGCAAAATACGGTTGTAGATTATCTTTTTAAAGGCACAAACACTACCGATGTTAACGAATTGCAGACGCGTTTACAGATTCTCCTCGCTTCAAGGATTAATATGCCTGAAGCTACAGAAATTACTACAAAACTAATAGACCAAATTATCGCTAAATTTGGCGACTTAAACAATCAGGCCAATGAGCTTTCTTCTCTACTTTCTGAAGTAGGTAAGGGTAAGCTAAAAGAAACTTATATTGATGACATTAAAGAAGTTGTAAATACACTCGGTATACTTAAAGGTAAGGTTAAGAGAGGTGCAATTTCTGCACAGGACATTCGGCTAATTGGCGAAATATTCTCTAAATTTGCATATCTTAGAGACAATATAGAAGCGCTCAAGAACGAGGGCGCTTTATTAGAAAGTACTCTGTCAAACATGCCAAAGGCATTGGAAGACATTTTTGCTGGCATAGGCGACATTCTTGGTGGCGGTAAAACATTTATACTAAAAGGCCAAGTAGTAAAATTTACGGCCGACAAATTATACGAAATACAAAAGGCTATTGCTACTGGTACAGTTGATACGGTTACTTATTTAAGCGATGACGTAATTGATTATATAAAAAGACTTACTCCGCAACAAAGAGCCTTTGTAAGCAATTGGATAGCACAGAAAATAGGTGTAGAAGTACTAAAAATTAATGAAAATATAGCTGAAACAGTACAGTCAGAAATGTACGGACAATTTACCGATAGCATAAGGAAGCTTGAAGGCTACCGTGCGCTCACCGGCACACAAGGTATAGATACCACAAACCTTACTAAAGCTATTAACCAAACCTACTTATCGCTTAAAAAAGCGCTTTTAGATAGTCTGATAGAACTAAGTTCAAACTTTGGAAAGTATGGATTAAAAGAACGGCAAGCTGAAATACAGCGTCTTATCGATACAATTTCAGCTATGCCACTCGAACTTCCTAAAGCTACCGAAGATGCTGAAAGGGTAATGCAAAACTTAATCGACCTTTCTAAGACAATAAACTCTTATCAATCTGACCTATCGAGAGGTCGTTATGCGACCGAAAGCCTTAAGCAAAGACTAAATTTAAATTCTTTAATAAAAGATCTGCCGAAAGAAGGGTTTGAAAGACGTAAAGCTGCCGAAGATCTAAAAAATCAAATCTTAGCAGAAATAAAGAAAGCGCAAAATATTACTGATTCTATTGTGCGCGGCATGGTGATTAAACAACTCCAAGATACACTCGAATCATTAGATAATATAATAACTGCTTATGATGAAGGGCTTCAAGACAACACATGGTCTGATTTAAAACAAACTCTAGCTGATCTACCGGCAGCTAAAGGAACTGAAGTTGAAGCAGGCCTTAGAGATAAAGCTCGCAGCAAGATAGTTAGCCTTATAGAATCTATAAGAAGCTGGCGAGAAAGGCTTAATTCGGTAGCAGAATACGGCGTAAAAGGAACAGAAGACCTCGCAAATAAGCTCTTGGATTATGAAGGAAAATTAGAAAAAGCGTTAGATAACCCTAACTTACTTACTCCCCAAGATATAGATAACATGACTGTAGCTACCAAAGAAGCAGAAATAGCCATTGCTAAAATCGGCGATGTAAGTAAGGAATTTTCTTCATTAATAAATCCTTATATAGAAGCACTTAATAGCAATAGCTTGGAAACAGCTGAAGATGTAAATAACTACATTGAAACTCTCAATGAATTAATTACTACAATAAAAAACAGCAAGTTTGCAGGTTCAGCCCAAGCACAAAAAACGATTAAAGATGCAGAACAGAAGGTTGTACAAGGATCTGCTAAATTATACAACACACTTAACAGTCTAATAGAGCAAGAAACATACGCAAGTTTTTCTAATCAAATTAAAGCAATTGAATCTTTTAGAGCAAAGTATAAAGGTTTGCCTGGGCGCGAAGGGGATGTGCAACAATATGAACAAATTCTTCTAGATGCTCTTCGACGCTCAATGGCTGATGTCCAAACCAACCTTGTAAGTAAGCTTGTTTCGGCATATCGCACGGGCGTGGCAGCCGGATTGCCCGAAGCAGATCTGCAAGATATTACCAATTTGCTTAATGAAGTGCAGAAGTTTAAAATCCCAATGTCTAACGACATTAATGCAATAAAAAAAGCTGTTAAATTATTAGTGTCGCTCGAAAAGCGTGTTGGCGACTTATCTTCTGAATTTTCTAAAATAGATAACGAAGTTCAAGCATGGTTGGCTAAAAAAAGCAAACTTCCTCTTGAGCTTCTAAAAAGGCAAATAGAACTATCTACTTCAGTACTTGACCGAACTACTTTGGCAGCTCAAGGATTAAAAGAAGTAAGTGAGTTAAAAGAACTGGCGCAAGACATCACTAATAGCGCATTGCGTAACGCAATCCTATTCACTTTAAACTCTTATCAACGTTATTTACAAGACATCTTCTCGTCAATAAAAGAAGAACCTCTTGCCGCAATCGATTTGCTTGAAGCTAAACTTGAAGCTTTAACGACAAAAGAATATGGAAAAAAAGCATTTGCATCAACCGAAGACAGTTTAACTTTCGCAAAAGAGTTTAATAACACTTATGGAAAGTTTGTAGAGCCGTTAAAAAATGTATTAAACACTTACAAAACAATAATAGGCGAAGATAAGGCTCAAAAAATAAAAGGGGATATTGAGGATTTTGAAAAATATGATTTGTATACCGAAGAAAAAGTACAGAAGGAAATAGAAGAATGGCGCTATGTGCCAAAAGTCCTTAGAC